GAAAGTCTCTTTGACCTTAAGGAAATCGTCAGATTCTTTTAGCAGAACCTCTATTAATGAATCAATAGATAATTTCATTTCTTCAACCCACCTTTGTTCAATCGTCTTTTTATATCTTTAAGGTTTTCGGGGGATAGCAATGACAAAGCAACTTCAGCCTTTTTCTGGGAATAACCAAAGGCTTCTTTCACCAAATCAACGTCATTATTATCCTCTTTCTTCCACCATTTACTCATACGCTTCTTAGACCGTATAGTATTTATTAAATAATCATACTGTACTTTCTTGTCCAGCTGGTGGTAACGATTGACGAAGTTAGCTGATTCTACTGTATCTGCGAAGTAGGATAACCCCTTGTTAACGATCCAAGGGGTATATTCCTTCTCGACTGTCTCAGGGGTCTCACTTCCTGCGAACAGATCCTTATGGGAATTGATGCTATTGATAAAGTCAAATGGATTGTACTGAGCCTTTACCTTATGATCTTCGACTACTGGCTCTTTAACATCACTCGCTTTAACCATGACCTTGAATACATCGGTCATTTGAACTCACAGTCACTCATGACTTGAGCAATGAACGCTGCTAGGTTGATCTCAGGATTAGCAACAAACGCTGCCTTATACTGATAGTCAGCCAAGTGTAGGATTAGATAGGGGATCGACTCCGGCTTGACAATCTCAGAGATATTATCATACATGTGACGGAATAGAGTAGCACTATCAAGATCAGAGTTTTCACCCAACCACTTACGAGCTGCACTAAAGTTCTTATTCTTTAGAGCTTCAAGAAGAGCCTTATAAGAATCACCAGACAGACCGCCCAAAACACTTTGTCCGATGTTGCCAGTCGCAGAATGTCTTTGTAGTTCATTTAGTACCCTTCTCCAATCAGGAAAATACTTACCAATAACTTCAGCAACAACATCCTTCTCAAAGGTAACATTTTCCTTCTGAAGAATATCCATTACTCGCTTCATGAACTGCATAGCAAGTGCTGGCTTATCCTTCTTAGCAATCCTGAACTCAACAACTGAGCAACGAGAATGCAAAGGAGCGATAAGCTTGTTCTTATAGTTACAAGTAAGAATGAAACCACAGTTGCGACTAAACTCTTCCATGAAATTACGCAGAGAAGGTTGAGTGCTTTGTGAATTTAGATAGTCAGCTTCATCTAGGATGACATACTTGCGACCACCCTTAAAGGAAACACTTGATGCGAACTGAGAAATCTCACCACGCAGAGTATCAATGTTACCGTTAAGTGATCCATTGATTACAATATAATCGCAATCAAGTTGTTCTAACATAGCACGCGCTACAGTAGTCTTACCTACACCAGCACCACCAGTCAGCAATAGATTAGGAATATTCTTCTGATCAACAAACTGCTGAAATGTTTTCTTTAGTTCATCAGGAAGAATGCACTCATCAATAGTCTTGGGGCGATATTTCTCGACATAAAGGAAGTCTTCTAACATGTTATTACTTCCTGCCTTTGTTAATGTCCCAACAAGGAATGCATTGCTCCCTAATAGAATCAGGGTGCCTTCTTGTAGATTTAGACTTTAAGTAAAAGGCAGCAACAGGTCTTGTAACATGGCAGGTGTTACACTTTTTAGTATTAACTTCAATATCACCAAATACAGTTCTAACTGTTAGGTTTCTTGGAAGCTCCCTTGAGATCACAGCAACGCTATCTTGTCTATTCATAATATAACTCCATAATATAAAGGGGTGGGGAGGAGCCTAGTATAACTCCTCCCCTCAATTAAGTCAATTAGTTAAAAGTTGAAGTTGCCTCAGTGGCAATCCAATATGTAATCTTAGCAGAAGTGAACTTGGAGATACCCTTAGACGAAACGGATGCGTCATAGTCAGCGGGGATAAGCTTCAAGTTTTCATTCTTAAAGATTGCATTAAACACACGATCAGTCGTACCAATAGTTGCAACATAAGAGTCAGCTGTTGGGTTCTTGCTATCATACGCCTTCAGCGCGATAGTCATACCATCACCAACCACAGCAATTTCAGGTAGCTGAAGAACATTACCAGCACGCTGAACCTTCTGAAGATCTTCGTTCTTTAGAGTAAAATTAACTTCAGCATCAGGGAATGTTACATCCTTAGAAGGAGGAGTAGCAAACGTCGAGGCATCAGCATAGGTATATACTAGCTTACGCGAGTTATCTAGGATGACTGCTTCCTTGTCATTCAAAGTCACTTCTGGCTTTTCAAACAAAGACATAACACCTAGGAAACGTGGCAGGTCATAAATCGCGAAATCCTTATCAAAGCTTTCGTCAACTTCTGCCTTCGCCATAATAGTCTTTTGCGGCGAGATAGTACGAATTGTATTACCACTACGGAAAAGCATGCTAGAATTAATAGACGAAAAATTCTTCAACACATCAAGAGTCACATCACTAAACTTCATTATATTATCTCCTTAAGATTTCTTACCAAGCTGGGACGGATCGGCTGTAGCGGCAGCACCAACAGATGCCAAGTCAGCAAGGGAACCACCGAACACATAAGTTCCAACATGCTGTAATTGAATCCACGGGCATAACCATACCTGTAAACCAATATTTCGTGCCCACTGACAGAACATATAATCTTCTGACAGGTAGCGATTAGAGTATTCATTACCATCTGCATCATGCATGGTATCATCAACATACTTCAACACATCTTCTTGCGAAGCATTAGGATTCTTAGCATAGAACTTCCTGATGTCAGTACGAAGATGCGCATACTTGTTATCAATAAGGGCATCAAACAGACACATGATAAGGCGTGAGCCATCAAACGCTGCGGTGCGTACATGGTCAGGCTTGTATACTAGTTCAGGATATGCCTTACCCATCTTCTCTAGTGCTGACTTCTTAATCATCATAAACCCAGTGCCAGACTCTAGGATCTCAGCAGGTTCATCAATCTTAATTTCAGTTCTACCACCAGCAGGATTGAACACATAATCGCCAACATACTTCTCTAGGTTATTGACATTGTCATCAGCCATACCCTTATCGACAGCTAACTTAATCTTTTCCCAAGAGATACACTTCTTAGGATAAGGACCACATAGAATATCGTATTCACTTTCATCTGACTGTAACGCAAGCATCGTTATTACGTCATTGGCATTGAAACCAATATCAGAGTCAATGAATAGTAGATGAGTGGCATCTGAACGCATGAACTCATCAACGCAATAGTTACGAGCGCGAGTGATTAGCGATTCATTAAAGAGATAGTAGTAACGAAGTTCAATGCCATACTTTACAGCAAGGGCAGATAGATCATTAGTGCTACGAGCAAACATGCCCGCACACATACCACCATACATAGGAGTGGCAATAAAGAGCTTACGCTTTCGTAGTTCTTCAACTGGTAGCTTGACTTCCATTATAAAATCACCTTTCTGTTATCTTCTAAATTATGCACATGTAACTGAATGATAGCGTAATGAATAACCTTTAGTAGATCACTGCGCCAATCTTCTCTGCTACCCTTACGCCCATAACGCTGGGCATACTTGAGAACATTCCCGATACAGAAACCAGTACCATGGCCACCATCAATAATAAATTCAGTAGCCTGATACTTATTCTGTGAATAATGCTGCCCATAGGTAGCATCAATATATCTCTTAATTTCTTCTAGGGAATCGTCCTCATCGTACTTATATGCAACTTCCTCAACCTTCTTCATCATAACTCCATTGTATACTATACTGTTAAAATGTCAAGCAAATGCTTTGTATAATCCTATTAACCCTATGGCTAATACTGCGGTGTTGACCACTGTTTGGGGCGTGTTCTTAACCCTGAATGCCCAAAGTAGGAACAAGCTTGTACCTACAGCAAATGTTAAAATGTTGTAGGGATATACAGATGGACCGATGGCATTAAGCGTGTGCCCGGTTACGATAAAACCTGCTCCTATCCATTGTATAGAATCGTTATGATCGTACTTATATAGCATCTTTTTCACTTTACTCATCATAACCCCATTCTAAAGCAAAGTGTTAATATAGTCAACAACAATGTTCTGTTCTTCAATATTATTATTCTTCATCTTCTCAGTAATGAACATCAGTTCCATATTGGTAAGGATGTTACCAATCTTGGATTCTCTACCTGTCAACCAAGTTTCATTTTGATTGCTACCACGCTCAGCATAACGCTCTTTGCGGATATCTCTGTCGGTTTGTAGGTAAATGATTTTAGTATCAAACTTGTTAGCACAATTCTCTAGGAATGATGCGGTGCAAAGTCTGTCGCCTTCAAACAAAACGATAGCAGTGTCAGGTAGCGTATCAAGAAACTTAATAGCTTCGGGCTGAACAGCCATACTCATACGGTCTGTACCAGCAAAGACTTCACCTTCCTCATACTTACCGAGGATATAAATGTCTCCGTTAGGAAAGCCTCTATAATGATAAGGAACTAGTTTGAAATCTTGTTTAAGAGTGGTAGCATCAAATCTCCACTGAGTCATAAGTCTACGCATAAGGGTGGACTTGCCGCACCCTGGTTCTCCCATCAACGCAATTACTTTCATGATCACTCCATAAAAAAATCTAGACCAACTTTATTGTTTTCAAACAATCCAGTAGCATCTAGAACATTATTGTCAAGGTACAATGCCATCTTACTATGATTTATCTTATTAGTCAACAGCTTATTATTTATGGTTTCATTTCTAGAATCCCAAAGTGGTTTCCAATCAATACCAAACCAACCATCCTGCTCACACTGCTGAATTTCTTCAGCCTGACGATCAAGATAGTATCCTAGATATCTGCCACGACTTTTTCTAAATAATTTCTTAAAGGAACAAAGACAAGTTTCCATGTCAAAGTAATCGGTATTAGGAAACTCTTTGCGAACTTCTTCTAGAATCATATATGACTGTACGTCTAGGTATGCCAGTTCCTCAGCATCAAGCTTCTTATCATACCAATCATCTTTACCTAAAGCTAGACACAAACCATTACGATGAGAGCGAGAACCACTATAATCCTCAAGCATTAGACTGTCTGGTTCAATAGGAAATCCGCAGCACTGTTTTAATGTTTGTAAATAAAACCAAGTTGAGTAACGACCAAATTTATGGAACTCCGTTTTGACTTCTTCAAACAAATTTCTAAAATTTAGTTTTGGACTTCCTTCGACAAACCCTTTATAAAAAGATTCCTGCTGAGAACGATCTCCAACCCAGTTTTTGTATGATATGAATTGCTGAGGAAGGTGTCCCTTGTTCCATTTAGTGTCTGTCTGATAACGTAGCCTCTTGTAGTTATCATTGTTCCACTTCTGTAACCGATCAACACCAACAAGCTCCATGTCTGGGAACTCATTCCAGATCACCCAAGTAGTTGGAAGGTGATAGGTTGTTCCGTAGATCCAAGCAATCCAAAGTTGTTGTTCTTTGTTATGCTCGAACCTACGGAACAAGTAATTGGTCATGGATATTGCTGGATCACAATCCTTTATGGAAAGTGACCAGCGATACCACTTAGTGAAAGTTTCTTTACGCTGTTTTGAGAGTGACAATATTATTATCCTTTAATTCGTTGAACATAATACAGTCTTTAAAAGATTTCCAGGTCGTAACAACTTTATAACTTTCATGCCGTGCGGGAAGAACAATCAACTTAATTAGTTGACCGTTAGTTTCATTCTTCCAAATATTAGAAAAATTAGTTGGGTAATACCCAGCTTCAGCCAAAGTTCCTTCTAATGCCTCATAATACACCTCAGGATCAAAAAGTTCTAATTGATCTGTAAACCTAGAAATTATAACACCAACAGTTTTAGCAACTCTCCGACCTCTCTTTGCATTTTTCTTTTCTTGACGAAATTTATTTAAAAGCGCACCAACCCCATAATTTTCAAGACGTTTAACTACTTCACGAATAAAAACTGCATCAGAAAACTCTTCTTTCAATTGAATAAATGATTCAATGTATTCTAATTCTTCTTGTGAATAAGAATGAAAATTAGAAGCTTCTGAACGCTGTTTTTTATTGTATCTATCTTTGAAAGCTCTCAGATTACCGCTAATTTGTTTGGCAGAAAATTTACCCAAACCACTGTAATAAGATTTAAATTGTAATTCAAATTCTAGAGAATTAGGATCTAGGTTAGGATTATTATTATGAAATTTTTCAATGATATATCTCAGATCTTCATCATTCATATCAAGTTCAAGAATATTATTTTTTAAATTATCACAAACACCAAGATATTCAAGGTTCGCAATGTTATAATCTAACAAAGAATAATTAATGAAAACACAAGGAAAATCTAACCAATTTATTTTCTTAGCTGCAGCTGATCTGTGGTTTCCACCATTAACAAAATATTCAATTGGTTTTTTACGATCATCAACAACAACAAGTAGGGGGTCTGTTTCCTCGCGAAACTTTGCAGGATTTTGCTCCATAACATTTGCAAGTCTGTCAACATATGTATGATCAGTTTGTTTTTTGCGAATTTGATGCATTATATAAGAAGCAATTACATTCAAAGGAACATTAATTCGTGGAAATTTACCTTCTTTAATAGAAGTTAGAAGTAATTGTATCGATTCTCTGGTTGAATTAATTTCTTTTTTTGGAAATTCTCGGTTAGAAACAATATTCTCAACAATCGTTCTTAATTCTTTTGTAATAAAACGAAAGTCTGAAGTGGATCCCTCATTACCACCACCACCTTCATTACGATTGTAAATCTTCATACCATGAGTTTTAAAATATTTTATGATAAAAGTTTCTGCAGTCCTAGCTTCATGTTCATTATCGAACCGCATTAGTGTATGCTTTTCGAGTTTACCATATTGTCTAGCTACGTTAAAATCACGATCATCAGTTGTACCAAAATAAAGAGGATTGTCACCATTCTCGAGACCGGCATATATTACATCATCACAACGATTGTAAGAAGTATAAACAGAAAACATATTTCACCCTTTTCATAATTATAATCAATACCAGTAACCAGTATACAACTTTTTCAACAATAAGTCAACACTAAAATATTTTTACACACCCTCCCTTACCTTTTCGGTGTAACTCCTTCAAGATAAAGGGATTTATTTCCATATCGTTCTCTTGGATCTTCGGGCTGTGGAGCTGGAACATAGCTAATTGGGCTGTTTTTTGACTGCACAACATCTTAAAACCGAATTTCTCATAGAACTTTACAGAGTCTAATTCTGAGGATACGCGGAAGTATTCAGCATCGTTTATGAAAGCATAGTTCAACCCATGATCACATAGTTTTGTTGCAACACCCTTACCACGATGGGCAAAGAATGTATGCAACAGTTGTAGGTTAGCAACAGCAGGTTTACGTTTTGATATAGTAACAACAATTGCACCTGCCAAAGCATTGTTGTCCCAGAGACCAGTACAACGGTCCCAGGCGTTAATCATATCACACTTGGATACGAATCTCTTTGCGAATCTATCTTCTTTGAGATCTGTTAGATGTGCAACAAACTCATCACGAGTTGTGCTACGCAACATCATGGTATTCTCGTTTCTTTTCTCCACGAGACTTATCATACTTGGTATTAACCCAACCCATGTATTCGTTTATGTCCCAACGGAATGTGGGAAACTTAAACTTATTGTCTCTTAGAATTTCCTTAACGCTTGGTCCATCATTAAGAGCAGCATCGATAAATTTCTCAACAAACTCAAACTGTGACCAGATCTCATCTTCGTTAACAGAAGATCTAAAGCAACGGAACTCGATAGTGCCAGTATGTTTCATACAATATAGATTGATAGCAAACCTAAAGGGACGACCCATAGAGATACCATCTTTACCAGCAGCATGTAGCTTGATAAAGTGATCAAAGTCCACTGCTGTATTGATAATGTTATCGCACATGTAATCCGGCATTGGTCTACCACCATCAAACTTAAGATAGTTGGTAGCACCCTTTGCTTTATTCATCGATGCGCCATTATAGAACTGATAGCAAGCTTCAATGGTATCAGCCTGATTGTCTTTAATATATTTCACAAGACGCTTAAGTGCATCAATATCATTCTTTAATCCAGGAACAAACACGTGTAAGTGGCCATGATTAACGCATGATGCAGATGGCTTATCAAACAGTGCCTTGATGTTCATAATTCGAGCAACCTGCTCTTGCCAGTTCTTTGTTGGCTTAGTATTAATTTCTCCACCAACAGGAGGTTCTAGACCAAGTGGATCGCAAGCAATATACTTGTAGGGTTCATGCAGGTTAACAATATCCGTTTCCGCATGCTCCCAAGAACCGAGATGCGCAGGAATCTCCTTAGTGCGATCAATATCACCCCACTCTATTTCATAACCCCAAGTGAAGCTATCTTTGTTATAATTCATTGCAAATCCTTTACATTCGAAGGGACATACATTTCTTCTAATTTGAAGTCATGAACTGAGTATACAGTAAACATACTTGATTTTTGAATTGAAGTCAAGCCTGATCTTTTAGCGATATTTTTCGTTGACGTAAAGACAACACTACGCTCATTGACAGAGTAGTATAAAGGTCTGGCTTGATTCCGGTAAGCAGTTATAGTCTTGTCAGAGTTAAGAGTACATACTGCCATACTGGAGGGAATAAACTTCTGTAAGGGTACTTCATTATTTAGTGTAGCGTGAAGTATCAATTCACTATCGTTTGCCGTTTTAGTTTTATAACCATAAGTTGTTTCCCAAGATTCCGGAGACTCTTGAGAGATTACACCATTGTGGACAATGCTTAAGGTATCAGTAGAAAACGGCTGATTGTATCTTAAATCAGAGGTACTGTAACGTATGTGTGCGATACAATAAAGATTTCCATCTTCATTTACCCAGTCTGTTATATTTTGATTTTGAATAAACAAATCAGCGGGAACAGGTTCCTTAAATGTATGAACTGTATTGTTCTTAACATAAGAAACACCAGTGGCATGTTTACCACGGATCATTGACTGACGAAAAAGATTGAGAACTAAATCACAATCTTTCTCATTGAAGTCTTTTATTGCTATTCCTAGCACTCCACACATTAGAAAAATGATTCTAATGTGGAAACTTCATCCTTATCGTTTGGACCTTTAATGTTATGCTTCTTCATATAAGCAAACCATTCATCTTCATCCCACATACCAGGACTGACACCATTCCAAAGTTTACGATACAGTCTATGATCTTTATTCAAACGACGTTCATCAACATACTGCTTGCGTAGCGATTCATACTCCCAAGAACCAAGACCAAGCATATCCTCACGGAAGTAAGCAACAATGCTCATACGGTCAGGGTTCTCACCTTCAATAGCAACATTACCGTGGATTGCAGTATGATTAGCAACAAGCAATAGATCACCTTGACGAAGATCAACTGCAGCCCTATACTCGGGAAGAACCAGTTCAGCGCCTTCCCAACCCTTACCTACTGCTGATAGATTAGAGAAACCACTATCCAAGTCACCTGCGTCAAGATGAGCAGCAGTGCGGAAGTTATGATTAACAGTAAGCGTAGTGAATACTGTATCATCAATAACAAACCGAGGATCTAGTTTATCAGCACAGGCACGTTGAGCAGTCCAACGATTAGGAAGAAGTTCACGGAAACAATGATTTAGTTTGCGTAGGAATGGGAATGACTTAGCAAACAGCTCTGGATTATTTTCAGTGAACGCTGCAGCGCGACCATAAGGAATGCGAGGATATCTATTATAATATCCAGCAACACCAGACTTAACAGTTTGAGCATAGTTGGTGTCTGAAATATAAGTGTTAAGAACATATTGAGCAGCATTATATTTTTCTTCTGCTGAAAGATTATGTAATCCAGCAACCCAGTTATCGAACCAACCAAAGTAGGGGTCATGTTCTTTCATGACTTCACTACGTAACCAAACAACCCCACGTGTTTCTTCTTTTGCTATACCATTAGCATATTTTGTTTTAAGATCTTCTATTGTATCTGTTTCCATTGCACCGCTGTCTGTGCGAGACAGAAAGTCAAGAACTGCCATCTGATATGGAGTAACAAACTCACGGCCACCACGACCACTAGCAGAAAGAACATCTCCTCTTGGACCAGCAGCCTTACCACGGTTTTGTGTTTCACCAGCAGCATTGATAAGACCTTCATACACTAGGTCTTGTTCTTCCTGAGTAAATACATTCTTACGGAACTTAAGAATAATATTCTCTTCATTATTCTTACCGTCAACAGATGGACCATAAACGTCCGTATCTTCTGTGATCAATGTATCATAATTAGACTTATCAACAAAGTGTCCCATAATCTCAGATGCACGAGAGTCTTTCTGAGAAAAAAAGATTTCTCTAACCTTAGTTTTCGCACAAGGACGATCACAATCTTTTTCACAAGTATGCATTATTACCTCACCGCTGTTCTTTTAAGGATTTTATCATGAGCCTTTAACATTTTGAA